ATCTAGTTCAATAGCTGAAACTTCTGTTGCTGCTGTTGATGCTCCTGCTTTCGCAACAGCTTTTCTAGTGAAATGGTCAGAACTTGAAGTAACAAGAGTCCATGCTGTGGCACCTGCTACTAACTCAAGAAGATCGTCCAGAACTACAGTGATTGAGGAAATAGGAAGGTTTTGAAACCCTTTATCCCTATCATCTCGCACAATTTTAAATCCTGCACTCATTTTATTAAGATGTTAATCGAGTAATGTCTTCTTCAGACCATCCTCCATCTCTGAGAGCTTGTATCTGTTTAGGATTAAACTCTTTTTTGTCAGATTTGTCGGAAGATCCTTCAGATCCTCCTCCAGATGAACCTGCTCCAAGGCTCGCAGTCTTTATTCTCCCTTTTTTGACTGTTTGCGTTGTAGTATCAGACTTTTTAAATTTATCAGGATATCTTTTGACAACTTCTGAATGTGCTTTTTCAAACAACTTTGGAATAAGTTTAGGATTAGATGGTGAGGCAAAGTAACTTAACTCTTCTTTGATGGCTTTATAAAGAATATCATTTTTATCATTTTCAACATTATACTCTTTGTGCTTATCAAAGAAAGAAGACTCTGCATTTTGATGTATATTCTGCCTATTTATATTATTCAATTCAGTCCTTGGAATTAAATCTTTACTTTTCGTGTAACGATCTAAAATTCCAATAGTTGTTTCATCAATATCAGACAAATCATCTTCTAATTCTTCTGAAGGTATTTTTTTGTCAATTATATCAACGAGTTCCCTTTTCTCTCTACGATCTCTTCGTTTATCAACAATACGACTTTTTGTTGATGATATTTTTGCATCAAGATCGACAAGATCTTCATCAAGATCTTTTTCTGCTCCTTCAAGACCTACAAGCTCTCTTTGCTTTTCAGTCTCGTCCTTGTCTTCTTCAGACTCATCTTTATCTTCATCTTTATTGTCTAATTCAGACTCTTCGTCCTCGTCTGGTTTTTTTTCTTTGGAAGTTTCTTCGGAGTTATCCTTCTCCTCTTCTTCAGTAGACTCATCCTCTGAAGATTCTTTTTCTTCCTCCTTTGATGTTTCTGCACTTTCTGCATCTTCATCAAAGTCGTCACCTAATTTGATTTTTTCACTCATAATATTACTTTAGTTTAATAGCTGTCTTAAAGAGGACAGTTATGATAGATTATCAAAAGGTCTAATTGAAACTCCAATTTAGAAGTGTCAATTAGACCTCTCAATATATTTAGTTAATAAAGAACTTATTCTGCTGCTAAAAGAGTATCATAAATCAATACCATCTTTTCTTTTTTCTGAAATAGATCTGAAGAGTGTTCTTCAAATACTTTCATTAAAATCTTATACTTGTCATCTGGCAATTCAACATCGACCATATCCTTTCCTTCTTTTTCAAATAATTTTTCAATTGCAGGATTTATTTCCTTGTTTATCTCAGCAAGTGCATTTTCATTTGCCATTGTAACAAAAGAAGCAACCTTCATCTGATAATCTTCTGGAATTTTACCTTCTTTCTTATCTGCTTTTTCTAACATCTCACTTTTGAATGAAGCAATTTTCTTATTTGCAGATTCAACAATACTATCTCTTTGAATTACTATAGCATTGTATTTTTCCACAAAAGAACTAATTGAATCAACTAAATTATCTTTAGTTTTTTGAACAAGAACAATTTCTTTGAAATCAAGAGAACGAGTAAATAGAACTACCATCTTTTTACCATCACTTCCGATCTTTGGAGATCCATCTGAATCTAAAACATCTTTACCTCCATTTAATATTCCTCCAAGAAACATTATCAAATCATGATTGTCTTCTTTTTTTATTTTTATCTTTTTCATAATTATTTGAATGGAGTAGCTTTACCTTCTCTTGCAAAGTACCTGTTTAAGTTAGTTCTAATAAGTTTACACCAATCTCTTACCCCATTTTCACCTAATGCTCTTGGAATTATTCGAGTTCTAACATCTTTCACTCCTTTTTCTTTATCCTCTTGAGATAAAGAACTGTATTCTTTAGGAATAAATACATCAAACTGAAACTCTGTCCTATCATCAAAATCTGTAACTCTTCCTTCAAAATCTTTTCCTAACATCTCATCCATTATATCTCTGTATTTAGGAGGGAAATAAGTTTTTGGATATGTTTCATCCATCTCTGCTTCTTTTCCTTTTTCAGGCTCCATCTTTTCCTCTTCTTTCTTTGGAGCATTTTGTTGTATATCAACTAATTTTGTCAAAGAACCTGCTATTGTATTTAATGCTTTATTAGTACCTTTCTGAGTTTTCAATATTTCTTTCTGTGTTTTTAATATAGCATTTGTCTTTTTCTCTTCCTTAGTCTCCTTTTTTTCTTCATTCATAATTTTTTTTATCTTCAGTTTATACTCTCTTGAAG